CCCTTACCCGGCTTTGCTTCGGTAATGTATGAACCATGGATATTGCCAACCTTGATGGCTTGAACTTCTTCTTTGCTTCTATACGTTTTCATACTAATCTCCTAGACCTTTTGGCCAGCTTGCTGTTTAAGTTCGAGTGCTTTTTCATAATCAGCCTGAAGTTTTTTATTCCTGTAATATTCAGTCTTCTCGTTACCAGCGGCAAAGATAGCTTTCACCTTGTTGATGATTGCATCAGCAGTACCCATTGGGTCACTACCACCCCCGGGCATCAGAGCCATCGGGTTGATCTTTAACGCTGAGTCAGCTAGAAACTGTAGGAAGTAGGGTCTGCTCATCAATGGCTTACCTTCACCATCCCGAGCATCCACCAGCATTTTTCGTTCTTCTTCGGGTATTCCATTCAACAGACTGGTTACTGCACCCATGTTTTTATCATAGTCATGCTTCCAATGGTCACGCATTAAGCGTTCACCTTCTTGTGCGTCAAGACCATCCTGATCTGCCATCCGTTGTAGTTGAACGTTCTTGTTGGCAATCCATGCCCCGGTGATAGCTGACAGAGTTGATTGAGGAACATTGGAGATATGTGCAACCTCCATCACTCCCTTCATGATCTCTTGCTCCATGTCACTCAACTCAACGCCGGGTTCGAGACTCAGCTTGTACTCAGATGTCAACGGAATATCGTTGGCTTCACGATAGGTAGCCAACTGTTCATCTGTTGGATCTTTGGGCAGACCAGTGCTGACTTCACCCTTCCTGATTTTATCCTTGGCTTCAAAGCCTGACTCTACCCATTTTTCAAGACTGGTGTAACGGTTGAGATCGTTTAATCGTCCTTCATCTTTCCCACCGATCTGGTCACGCCAATCATCTGGTAGACCATCATAAAAACCAACAGCACCACCGCCACCGCCATCACCAGTCCCGCCATCACCACCGCTATCACCGGTATCGGCATTGCCATCACCGTCACCAGTATCGCCGTCACCGTCACCAGTATCGTCACCGTCACCAGTACCGCCATTACCACCCGATCCGCCATCACCTTCACCTGCTTTTACTAGATATATATTGTTTAAAAATTTCACTGAGGTTTACTCCTTCTGTTTTAATTTTAAGATTCGTCGTATTGCTTTACCTACAAATATTCGGCCATTAAGAAATGCAGTTTCGTCAAATGATTTAGGCTGGTAGGGTAGAAAATCAGCCATGGATAATTTATCAATGATTGTGTTCATTGCCCTACGTTGCTGTTCGGCTGATGCTTCACCGAACCAGCAAGCCTTAATTGCATTCAGTTCAGGATTATCCAGCTCGGAAATATAGAATATGTCAACCTCCTTTTTACTCATGCAGCAGCCTGACCTTGTTGCTGTTCAGCCTGCATCTGCTGCTCTAATATTTGTGCCTGAGCTGTTTCTACCTGTTCACGTTTCTTCGCAACCTGATCTACCTCAGCCAGCCATGTGGATGGTGCACCAATGCCGGATACTGAATCCCGTAATGCTACATCAAAGTCGACATTCAACGCTACCCCCTGATCAAACTCAGCAGCTTGCTTTAGCATCTGTGATACCTGAGCAAATAACTGAACTTTCTTTTCTTCTTCGGATTCAGTCAATGGAGATTCAAACTTGAAGATTACCTCTTTACCTCGTAACTCTTCAGGAACGTCCTGTGGTGAACCGATCATGTTGAATTCCATGGCGATGTTGAATGATAATTCACACACCTGCCCGTTGTACTCATGCTCCAGTGGAGAGAATAAAGGTAGGTTCTGCCGCCTGTATAGCTTCATACGCTCACTAAATTCATAAGCTGTCATCTCACCACCCTTGTCAGGAAGATCGATCTTGTTGACGTAGAAAGCAGCCTGAAGGACATCCACGATACCACTGGACATTTCCATGCCAAGCGGAAATCCCTTGGCATCTTGAATCAATGGCCGCAAAGATGGACCCGTACGTTCATCATAATCCTCAGAAACATAGGTGATACCATCAGCGAACAGATTAGCGTCACCTCTGATGACACCCTCGGTTGCAATAATAGGTGGCCTCGCATGACGTTCACCAGCTTCCAAAAGTGTATGTGTCATGGCTTGAAGGGTACGAGCGTCAGGGAGGCCAACAACAGTGGCAGGACTATACGCATACGGAGATCCTGCAATAGTTTGGAACCGGGGGACTACATAGGTTTGGTGACGTTTGCCAACCATATCAATGATGTGCTTGTTGGTAATGTCAAAATATATACTAACGAATTCAAAATTTTCTACCTCCTTATCATCCAGTTCAAACATATTGGTACGCATGTCGAAGTGAATGATCTCAGCATCCTTAAACAGTTTCTTATCAAACTCATGAGTCATATTAGGGTGCAGCTTTTCAATGCCGAAATAGGATCGTAACTCATGGAACTTAGGTGACCATCGGCGTACCACTCCACCTACGTGCCCCTCATCGCTATCCCACCACGCACAGTCACGTAGATGCCATGTCCTGAATAGCAAACCATTGCGTAGCTTGTTAGGTTCAATAGACATAACACACTGACCGAACGTAGCATAGTCATGGTCACCTTCCTTGGCTGCTCGCCTGAAATTGGATGAGCGATGTTCAATAAGTTTCAGTAATCGCGTACTCCCAAACTCCAGCCACTTCTTAGCAATATGGCTAGGATCTTCCAGTATTGAAATATTAAACCACACGCCATCCCGTAGCATCGAACTGAAACTGTTAGCCAGTTCACGCCTGATTAATATCGGTTGGGAGTTGGCCAGACCATCAGCCAGTTCATCCCCTAGTCCATGGCTGAGAGTAAAGTCAGATCGTTCAGGGTAGAAGTTTTCAGCGAGAGTTTGCCACAGGTTCAGGACTCGCGACTGGTCCAGAAATTTATCATCAGCAAATTGCTTGAGCCGTGTTAAGTCCATAATTTACCCCAATGTATCAGATCGTTTGATGACACTGCCCGCTCGACCACCACCCGCACGCCGAAGGTATTGACGTTCCAGTCCTATACGATTGGCTACACCGGTACCCCTGAACGGAGTTGACTCTTCCTCAATTCGCTTTTGTTCATCTTCTAATTTTTTAAGGCGGTCTTTTTCTTGACGTGCTAAACGGTCAGTTTTTTTAGTCCTCTTCCTAGCTACTTCTGATGAAGCTACACTGGTGCCTGCGATTACTGCTGCTGAAATACCCATTACAGTTCAACCTCCCAATTTTCTTCAGTTAGAGAAAATCCTAATTTATGTAGTAATCCACGAAAAGGATACTCGACTTTCATATGAATGCAAAGAATGTTCGCACCGGTATTGTCCCTCAAGTCCTGTAGAGCCTCTTTCATCAGCCGGTAGCCAACGGTCCCGCCCCGGTGGCCCGGGTGAATATAAAGGATGTCATTTAATGCATAAACGACATCAGTATAGTGGATATGACGCTGGATGAACGTGACAAAATATCCAATGAGAATATTGTCATCAGTACGCACGGTCATCACCCGCAGATTACCTTTCTTCTCCAGCTTGTAATAAGCATCGTAGTCAGGCTTCAATTTTTTCAAATGCTTATGCGTGGTAATTTCCTCATAGTGATCCTGATGTAACTCACCCATATCGGGAAGACATTGACTGACAGTTTCCACTTGATACTTCATGCTATATCCATAATCAGGTGGATGCGTTCATAAACCAAATCTACGATTAAAAATTGCCTTTGAAGTACCCATAAATAGTCCACTAGGGTCATCACGAAAATCCCCACCTATTCTCATAGGTGAAGATTGCCATTCCTCACCATCCTGAGTAATAATTTTATTAATACCAACAGTTCGTTCACCTTTATTGTCATACCCTTCATGTAAATAAAATATTTGACAATCTGCTGATTTAACAAAATCATGACTTTCAAACCATTGTTTCATTTCTTCTGGGTAAAATATATTCATCTACATTCTCCGAGTCATGTGCCGCTTCGCCCGAGCACTGGCTGAGTTAACTGAATAATTAACCTTTGGTGGCACGAATACACCTTCCTTTGCTTTCTTGGTCATCTGAGGGAACAGGTGAGTAAATCCCCAGATGGCACTGTCAGCAGCATCAGGCGAGGTAATACCGACATACCCGGACATTAACATAGCACATAGCTGATCCTCAAGCTCAGGGAAATGACCCACGTGATGTATCCTATTTTGCTCGTAGAGCGACGCAACCGGTTGTGCCCTTATCACCTTACCTCTAGTTGCTGTAACACACTGGAAGGGTAAATTAGGGTCTTCAGCTTGGATTACAGCGCGAACCATATCACCACCGTAGTTAACTTCACCAACAATCATGTCGGCACTGTGGCGCTTGTAAGCATCGGCAACAATCTTGCCCCACATCTCCGGCCTGTAATGCCCAGATAAATCTTCAATTAAATAACCGTGGCCATCAGTACCTAAAGCAGTGACAGTAATACCAATCTTATCTGACCGTGTATCTTCCGGTCCCGTACAACCAGATGGATCAACATTAACACATACTCTCAGGTAATCAGGTAGGGAGCCGACCTGACCAAGCACACGGTTCTGAGCCAGCAGTTCAACGGTCCATAACGCACCTTCACTGTCATCAGCAAATTGACCGTAGAGGAATCGTTTGCGTGATGCTTCAGGTAGTGCCTTCAGGAAATCAATATACTCAGGGTCAAGGTTCTCGATGTTGTCAGCCGGGTTAATCATATACAGCCCGTAATTCATCGGCTTAGGCACTACCACCTTGTCCATAGGGTTCTTACGTTCAACGAATAGCAGGTAGGTCCAGTGCATCTTGGATGGTGGATTGAAGTCGTAGTAGACTTTCAATTTTAATTTGCCAGTCTTCTGCGCCAGTCGAGTCAAAGCCAGTATGACTGAAGCATAGGGTATCTGACTGCACTCGTTGAAGTAGATCGTCGCGAACTCCATGCCCAGTATCTTCTCGGTACGTTCCTTGTCATCGAGACCGCCGAACCATATCTCGCTGTTACCTTCCTCACCATCATGGTAGATCGTCAGGAACCAATCCGTCTTGTTGAGTTTGTATGTAAGGTGGGGGAAGCATAGCTTTAATACTTTGGGGAGCGTGTCGAGCACTACAGACTGCTTGAGGGCATTAAATCGAAAGCGAAAGACAGCATGACGTGACCCGGGTGATCTAACTGCCCGCATAACCACCTGTCGAATCAGCAGGAATGTTTTACCTGATCGTGCACCGCCACCTAAAGCACAATGGGTAGCATCACTAATGAGCATATCACGGGCTTTATCCTGAGCCTTGGTGATGATGAAAGGTGGTGGTACTGGTTGAACTGCCTCAGCAGTTTGCATTAATGTTCCCTTGATGATATTTCAAACCCAAACTGAACTTCACCATACTTTTCCAGTATTTTAAATCTCTGAACGGTAAGAGTTAAATCTTCCTCAACTTCTATCTGATCAAGTAGAGTAAGTAGTTCCATTGTTAACTCTGTAAATTGATCAGCAGTTTGCATCCTTGTCATCCATGAAGACGGTCATAGCACCTGACTTCTGATGAGCCTCAAACATGTTGTGACTCTTGGCAATCAGATCCATGCCAAACTTTTTGTCTCTACCAAATTTGATGTTGGTGACGTTGGCACCTAGATGCTGCACCTCTTGAATATTCACAGTAACTGATTCATCCAGTTGAGATGGGTGAATGATTCGACCGTCATCATCGTAACAATCCTTGATGTTTGCTTTGGCCATTGCTGACGCTTCAGCCATTAATTCCTGTGCATTCATGATCACATCATCGTTGATATTATCATTAAACTCATCGATGCGTTGAATAATGGCAGGTTTTGTCATGAGCCATGGTCCTTGAGTTCCTGCTGAGATAATACTGTAACCAACAGCACGAGCAGCAGCAGATGCATTGAATCCATTCCGCACATACTCTCGCGCAAATCGTTCCCATCGTTTGTTTTTTAATTTCGGCATGGTTGTGACTTATATAACATTTTAACCACAATCACAAGGCTACCCGTAGTGCACCGCAAATACCCTTAATTGGCCCCGTAATTAAGTCATTGATTTTAAAGCTATACCCTTAATACCCTTAATACTACTATATATTCAGTAGTATATGTATGTATATATAAGGCTGAGATGAGATGAGCGCACGTGAGAGCGCGAGTATGCAAGTTTGTTACGGGGGTTAAGGATCACTCCGGGGAAGCCTTTAAAATCAATGACTTATACTCCCCCCACAATAAAGTCAATTAGGGGGAATTAAGGGGCTTTCAGCTAATGAGTAGGATATTTAGCGAGATGAGCGAGATGACTCATCTCTTCATCATAATCCTTACACACCACATTGGTTGCTCTTATGTTCGCCAAGTAGTCAACGAAATAGAAAAGCGGTCCCGGGCCGAATATTAATATCAGTATCACTATCACTGATGCAGGTAGTTTAGTCATTTTGATTCCTCGGGTAATACTCTGTTGATAATTTTAGATATAGGTACAGCAAGAGTCCATGAATCACATTTGTTCTGCATTTCCCTAATAACAGATAGCGCTTTTTCCAGTTCGATAATGCGAGCAGCAGCGTCATCTCTATGCTCTTGTGTTTTATCACCATACTCATCGCCATACTTTAAAAGCTCTATTAAATCACTCATCCTCGCCTCCTGTGGCTTTGTAGATTGCTAGGGATAGTGCAGTTGCAGGGTTATCGTGTAAAGAATTTCCCATAAAGTCTTTTGATAAGCGCGCCACGCCAAACCATACATTTTCCATATCAGGCGTCTTCTGCACACACGCTAAGTCCATTTTCTCAGCACATATAAATACTTGATCGAGGTTGTTG